CCTTACAATGTCAAAATTCCTAGCATAGCAGTAGCGATTTATCTTGCTGCTATTGATGAGCATAATGAAATTTTTATTTGTGGTGCTGACGGGTATGGACCCGACAATTATCCCAGTCAAAAAATATTAAATGCAGTGTCAGAAGTATTTCGTTGCTATAGTAATACTACATTTTATTTTGTTTTGAACAAAGAAAAGTCGTTACCAGATCAGTGGCGTAAGTTTAGAAACGTAAAAATTATGGAACATCGTAAGTTTGTATCTTACTGTGATTTGTAAGAATCTTTAAGTGTATCCACTTTTAATTTCACTGATTCTATATTAGTTGTTGACCATAACCCCGGATGCATTGGGTTTGGTAGTTGACCTGAATCAATCCAAGCATATCCATAGTGTTCGTGATTCAACGTTGGTTCAAATTCACGCTGTATTAGTGATAGAAACGTATGGTAAGTAAAATGATTGACTGGGCTAGTAAATTGCTCTATTGGTGCTAGTTTAATCGATTCTGGCCAAACTCCAAGTTCTTCAATACACTCACGTTCCAATGCACCTAATAGTGTTTCTGGTTTATCAACTTTTCCGCCGGGAAGTCCCCAAGTGCCGGGGTGTTTTTTATCATTACGAAGAAGATACAGATATCGGTCTGTTGAGAGCGAGTAGAACCACACCCCCACCGCTGCTACAGAACGACGTTCCACTCTCCCCCTGCGTATAGTCCTTGATAACTTTTTAACCATGTTTCACCAGTCCACCTGTATTGTATACCTGTAGTTATGTTTGTTGCAACCTCTACCTGAGATGAATTTGCAGAATCAAAGGACACCTGCCAAACTGAACCATTGTACTCAATAATGTCGTTTGCTTTGGCTAAAACGTCTCCCCACGCATCAGCCGCATCTTCATTTTCGCCATCGCCGATATCATCTGTTAACAAATAACGCTGTCCTGTAGTTGCGGTAGACAAACCAAATCCCGGCCCATTTCTGGTTGGATCAATGACAGAATCAACAGGTTGGAGTGTATTTTGAGGTAGTGTATCAGCGTCAGGTGTGAATAACAAAAACCTGTCATCTGTTGGGTGGAAAGCAACTGTACCAACAATATCTGTATTATCAAACGGATTATCAATACGTAACTGACTTATTCCATCTCTCAATTCGCCAAACTGCTCAATAACCGGTTTCCAAAATGCTTGATTATTTTCTCGTTGTTCAACTTCTAGTGTATTTCTATTAAAGTCAGGTTCATTATTCTCAAGTATTTGCACTTGATTGTCCAATAGTAGTATTTGATATCCATAAGGTGTAAATTTCTGACGGGTTCCAAGAAGTAAATCTTCGTCAAACAGAGCATCATTGGCATCACCATTGGCATCGTAGACTGACGCTACCAATTTGTTAACAACACCGAGTTTTTTAACTTTGGCTGGTGGTGAAAGCCATATAGGAATAAGAAAAGTCATTGACATAATATCAATAGAACTATCTGTACCCATAGGAATTGTTCGATTAGTCCAGTTTGTTCTTGTTAGTTCAACTGTTGTCAAACTAGTCCAGTCAATAAAATTATCAGTACTCTGTATTTCCATTGCTGGGTTAAAAAGAGTAGCAATCTGTTCAAATACTTGCAATTTTTGATTAGTATTCGAAGTCCATATGTCAAGATTAACTGACATATTATAAGGAACCGGCATTAGACGCTCTACGGTGAAAGCATTGCCTTGTGTGACTTCATACTCTTGTGTGGTTTCATCATATTCACGCTGCCTGACGTGCATTTTATTAACGTGATAGGGTTCTTGCATTCTAGAACGCTCATACTCTAGTGCAGAAATGTAAAATGACATCGATGGTGAAGATGGCAATACTGATGCTGAGTTGTTTTGGGCGGCTGTAATTGCCTGACGACTTGGGTCACCATACTTTATGGGTATACTTTGTAATATAGTATTCCCGGAATCGTCAGTTCCATATTCAACTTGAAAATTGCTAAAAATTCTAGTAAACTGTAATAGAAAACGCCGAATCTGGTTGTCATAAAAGAATTGTTGAGCCATTCTAGTTGTCTGCCTTTGGTTTAAGTATATCACTAAGACTTTGTCTACTTGGTATATCACCACGGTCAGTTGTTGAAACGGTGTCAGTGTTGTTAACAAACCCACTATAGAGTGACTCATTGTTGGCACCCGGTGTGAGGTCTGTGCGAATATTGTCTTCTACTTTAATCCAACGCGAACCATTAAACCTAAACAATCGGTTTGGAAAGTAATCTAATCGCAATGCATAATCACCTTCACTAGGATTAGTTGGGAATGACACCCCCGGAGTAACTGGCAATCCATTTGGTGGAATACCATCTCCTGTCAAGTACCCCATTGTATAACCATTTGATTTTGGTGTAGTTTTTTCTACAGCAATAGTACTTACGCCACTAACATATCCATCTTCAACATAATCTTCCGCAGTATATTCTGCTGTTTCAGTCTGCAAATCCTCTTGGGAAGCAGGGCGTCCTTCGTGATCAGTGGCTACAATATAAAATTTAGTTGTATCATAGCCACTTAGTGGCACTTCTTCTTCGGCTTGTTGTAATATTTGCTGATTAAATTGCAAATCTTTAGATAGTGTGGTGATATTTTCACTTAGTGTATCTGGGGTATATTCTGTCCAGTATGCAGAATCGCCGATTTCAGTTCCCGATGGAACATCTTGACTTGCTTGATAATACGTATCACCGTCCACCACAATGCTTCCTTCTGGATAAAAATTTTGTGAATCCCACTGATTATCTTGTTCGAATGGTTCTTTTAATATGTCATTATATTCTTGGCTACCAGTCATTGGCACCGCTTTTATACGCCACAGATGTGGTTGCCACGTTGGTGAGAAGCCCTCGGCTGCGAATGCAGCATCTTGAACAACATAATATCTAGGCAGTGCTTTGGCACCACTGGGATCAAGTGGGTGATAGTCTCGCAAATTTGGTGCTTCTAGGACATCACCAGCCATAATTTTTCTGCCGAGCGTATCAATCATATTATTATAATGAAATGTAATAAAAAGTGTGTCATTATTCAGAAATAAGCCAAACTGGCTAAGATCGAAATCGATATCTTGTATATTATATACACCTCGCATTATATAGATGTCTGGATCGTATTCACGGTCTCGGTTTTCTAATAGCAAGACATCTTCGATAAAACTTGGATCAGCCTCGTTATACGCAGGTTGGGTAGCGTCATTAGATTCTTCTTTCTGACTTGGTCCAAGATATTTGTGAAGGTATAAGTCGGCACCACCCAATGTGTACATCTCCGATGCACGGCGGTCAATGAATTTATAATCGTTTGTACGATTTGGACGATATAGCGATAAACGTGGCATTAAATGTATTTAGCGTCAAGTTGACAACTCATATCAGGAGTGATAATGTTTAATATGAAACAAATCTGTTCACACAGAATATGTGGCTATATACTCTGGTTCGTGAAATAAAAAGGAAATACACATAATGCGTTTGGAAAATGATCTCAAATTAGATTATTCTGATGTTTTAATTCGGCCTAAACGGTCGACGCTGGGTTCAAGGAAAAATGTTGAACTTGAACGCAAGTTCGCATTTAGAAATTATGAAGCAGCGTTTGAACATAATAGTTGGGAAGAATATCATTACCGGGGCATTCCTATTATGGCGTCTAATATGGACGGGGTAGGTACGATGGCTGTTGCTGAAAAACTAGCCAGTATGGGATTATTTTCCTGTCTTGTTAAAACTTATTCAGAAGAAGCATTAGTTGATTTCTTTGACAGTGGTCCCGATTATCTTACTGACTATGTTGCGGTGTCCATTGGTATATCACACCAAGACCTTATACATTTTGAAGCAGTGTATGATAGATTACACACTGATATAAAATATGTGTGTATTGATGTTGCAAATGGATACTCTGAACGTTTTCTTGATTTTGTAAATAATTTTAGGCAGCAATTCCCACACGTTGTTATTATCGCGGGTAATGTAGTCACTGGCGAAATGACTGAAGAACTTATTCTTAATGGTGTTGATATAGTCAAGATCGGGATTGGTCAGGGATCCGCATGCACGACGAGACTTGCCACAGGCGTAGGTTATCCTCAATTATCTGCTGTGATTGAGTGTGCCGACGCTGCACACGGCTTAGGTGGACATATTATCGCTGATGGTGGTTGTACTTCGTCAGGCGATGTTGCCAAAGCCTTTGCCGCTGGTGCTGATTTTGTAATGCTGGGTGGAATGCTTGCAGGTACGGATCAAGGCGGCGGTGAAGTCATTACGCGTCTCTATGAAACTGGCGAACTAGATGCAAAACGGCGGACTCTAGCAGATGGGCAAACTGAATGGACATGGACTGGACATAAGGTTGAAGAACGAAAGTTCGTTGAGTTTTATGGTATGAGTTCAAAAACTGCCAATGATAAACATTTTGGTGGATTAAAAGATTACCGTTCTTCTGAGGGTAGAACAGTTCTTGTAGATTATAAAGGCGACCTGCAGCTTGTGGTACAGGAAATCCTTGGCGGAGTACGTTCTGCGTGCACTTATGCTGGTGCTGAAAAATTAAAACACCTTCCAAAATGTGCTACTTTTGTTCGTTGTTCTGATACTCATACCCGGGTGTTTGAATCAAAAACTATTGGTAAGTAAACGTTTAACTGCGGTACTCACCTACGCATTCCCACGGAAATACAATCCAAGAGGGGTTCGTTGATTTGTTTATTTCCGTGGCATAATAAGAAAGTGCAGCAAAATCACTTGGCGTATTATGCACAAGTGTGGCAAAGCGAACATTGTTTTTCCAAACGCTGTTCCACGCATATTCTTCATTAGGAAAACAAGATTTTTTCCAATCCTGTTGAATCCAATTTAGAGTATCACCAGTATCGTTTATATCATCAATAATCAGAATGTTTTTTCTGGCACTTTCATCTGGACGGACATGATGGTTTTCATCATATATTACTCCAAATGCGTCCTCCGCCATCCAGAGATTTGATTCACACTCATTACCATCACGAAGTGCAACTTTTAATGCTTCGCAGCGAACATTTAACATATGTGAAATTGCAGTAGCAGGGACATTGCCGCCTCTTGTAATACCAACAATATAATCTGGCAGCCACGAATCTCGTGCGATTTGGTTTACTATTGATTGACATTGCCGTTCAATGTCATCCCAAGAATAATATACTTTTTTCATTGAGCGTTCTCCAAAACTTTAATTAGTGTTTATAAATTTGTATCTGTTTAAAATATATTCAGTGTCAAGTTGACAGCAACAGCGGCCAATGATAATGTTGATAGATAAAGTAAATAGAAATAAATTTCATCACAATAGACAAGCGTATATATATTTGAATCCAAAAGGAACATAAAATGGCAGCAGCCCAGAAAAAAAAGCGTGTATTAAAACCAAGGTCAGGTGAAACCAAACATGTAGGTGTTGAACCAACATGGGAAGTTGATTTTGAAACTGATGGTGAGCGGCGTTTGGCTGTGATTGATGCACTTAATTGGTACAACTATAATCACGATGCAAAAGAATCACGTCAATGTTTAATTGAGTGGCTTGAAGAAAATAGTAGAAAACAAGATGCACGAGCCATCCGCAACCTGACAAATGATAATTTCATTCTGGCAACTGGTTGGCTAGCCCGAATGTCCACACGAGGATTTGAGTTAAACAGCCACGAAATAGAGGCTATAGAATCTGTTGTCACTGCAGCGAAAGCAGAAAAAGAAAAGAAGACTGAAGTAGAAGATGAAAAAAAGAAACCCAACATCCAAGACCGCCTAAAAGAAATTGCACTTGAAGCAGGTGGTGACATCGAGGGGATGTTTGACCAAATGATTGCGAATGGTGTCAGAATAGACAAGACACATAAGCCTATAGATGTCTTGCAATCACATAATGTTGTTCCTCAACAGATGTCGCTGATTTTAGATCATTGGCAAGAGGTTTTGAGTGAATTACAGACTGTGCAAAGCGGTAATGATGAAGAACTTGCTGAGGGATATAGCAATTACGGAAAAATTGATATTCGTAATATGATTAAATTTGCTGAACAGGTTATTTCAGATTGCAATAGTTATGTTCAGTTGAAGAAAAGCACCCGAACACCACGAAAGAAAAAACCAGTTAGCCCTGAAAAGCGTGTGGCTAAGTTCAAGTATTTGAAAGAATTTGCAGAACTCAATGTCAAAAGTGTTGCACCAACAAAATTGGTAGACGCAACAGAAGCGTGGTTATATGATACCAAGAAGCGTAAAATAATTCATGTAGTACCTGATCCAATGATGAAGACATTTACTGTGAAAGGGTCTTCCATTGTAGGATTTGACCCCAAAGCAAGTTGTCAAAAGACACTCCGCAAACCCAAAGAACAATTGGCTGAATTTAAGAAGTGTAGTGTGCCAAAGTCAAGAACGTGGTTTAAAAACATTAAAGCCACTGAAATTAAATTTAATGGCAGGGGAAATGAGAATTTAGTATTGTTGTCTGTCCGATAAATACTGGACAAGGAATTCCAGTATTATGGCTGAACAAGATCCAGAAACACTTGACATATTAAAAAAAGATTTATTTGATTATGTCCGACTCATGCTCGGCGATGAGATTGTTGATGTTGAATTAGACCCAGAACATCTAGAAGCAGCGTATCAAAGAGCACTAGGAATATACCGGCAACGAGCCGAGAATGCTTTTGAAGAAAGTTATATGTTCCTAGAGTTGCAAGAGTACCAAAGCACTTACACACTTCCTCAAGAAGTTCAAACCGTAAGGCAAGTATTTCGACGAACCATTGGTAACTCTACCGGACCATTTAGCACTAGTTTTGACCCATTTAGTTCGGCCACGCTCAACACATATCTACTAACATTTAACGCATCTGGTGGATTGGCTACATATGATTATTACACTCAATATGTAGAACTAGCCGCTAGAATGTTTGGTGGATTCATTAATTACACTTATAACCGCGTTACCAAAAAACTCACTATGGTTCGTGCACCACGTGGCAATGGCGAGCAAGTATTGCTATGGACATATAATTTAAAGCCTGAGTTCGTATTATTAAGTGATTTTCAAATTGTTCAGTGGTTCAGAGATTGTGTCACGGGTGTTGCTAAACTTATTATCGGCGAGGCACGTGAGAAGTTTGCCTCTATCGCTGGTCCACAGGGCGGTACCGCATTAAATGGGTCAGCAATGAAGGCCGAAGGCCAACAAGAAATTGACAAAGCAATTGATAATTTGAAACTTTATGTTGATGGCAGTGCACCATTAACTTGGGTAATTGGCTAAATGCGAATTGATGAAATCATTACCGAACACCGTATGGTTTGGAAGCGAAATCCAAGAACAGGACAAGTCAAAATGGCTTGGCGGTGCGAGGCTGGTCCCAGAAAGAATAGAACCGTACCTGATGTGCGTGATTGTTCAAAACCATTAGATATTGCACAGGCTCAGCGAACAAAAGTCACTCGTGCAAGAACAAAAATTAAACAAGCCAGAAAATCCAAAAAGACCAAGCGTGTAAATCCTGCCAGCAGAATAGCACGCAATCTCAATAAAAAAATGCGTCGGCGTTGACAACTGCTTAAAAGTATAGTAAATTGTCACTATTATGCATGTAATGGTAGACATAGAAACTCTGGCTGTCAGCCCTGATGCTTGCATCCTTACGATTGCAGCACAGCAGTTCAATCCGTTTGAAAAGCGGAGTTATAGTGAATTGCGTAATTTTTATGCAAGAATCAGCATTGAGAGTCAAAAAACTCGTAATGTTGAGGAACACACTGTAGAGTGGTGGGCGAATCAATCTCCTATTGCAAAAGAAGAAGCGTTTTCAGATGATAATCGGATATCGCTTTCTGATGCATTATCTCAACTATCTCCACTAATATGGCAAAGTGATTTTATGTGGATCAATGATCCAACATTTGAAGTCAATATTCTAGAAAATGCATATCAGAGTTATAATATGCCAATTCCGTGGAAGTTTTATTTGGTACGTGATGCAAGAACGGTATATAGTCTATATCCTGAACTTGCTCGACCACAAACAACGCATCATGCATTAGAAGATTGTCGTCGACAGATTGAGATGTTACAACAGACTTTTACCGATTTGGGTATTGAGAAAATAGTATGAAAACCGAAGACATGCCAGAGTCACCAGAAGCACAAAAATTAGAGTCTGACGTCAAGCAAGAGACCAAGGACAAGTACGAAAAAAGCACCATGAGCAAGGCTAGCAAACTTGCTATGGAACTTGCTGAAGAAAAACGACGTCTTAAACAAGAGTTAGAAGAACTTCAGACTGAGTACGATGGTGTCAAGCCTACCACACCCACAGGCACCCCTGATTGGTATGTCAAGTGGAGTGCAATGGCTCTCGCTGTAATTGGTGTGTTCTTGATTTCAGCAGGACTCGCATTGCCGGGTCAAATAGCGTATGTAATTTCTGGCATTGGTTGGATCTATGTTGGAATGCAGTGGTCAGATAGAGCAATTATGATTGGTTCTGCTATTACATCTACTGCTGTAATGATGAATATTGTGGAGACATTATTATGAAAGTTGGACTGAGTCTGTCACGTTGTGTCCGGGATCTTTTTGAAGAAAAAGTGGATTTTCATGATGTTTTGGTTGTAATTTCACGTACAGACTTTGACCCTAAAAATGACCGACACTGGGAAAGTCTTTGGCAGGGTTATCTGCATGGTGGAGTGAGCAGCCCTGTATGGCATGGACTAGACGACCATGAAACGGATATTCGTAACATCTGCATTGATCTATATGTGAATGGTAAACTACACCAGCCAAGACAGTATGGTTCTACGAACCGATTTAGAGCAGACTATTCATGGTTAGATACAATTGTATCGGACGATGATTTGAATCATAATCCTACAGTAAAAGATGCATGGCAAAAATATCAAGTAGTCGCTGGGTTATCTAGAAAATAAAGTATATGAATAATAGTAAAAAAGTAATTGCATTAGTCGGGTTAATTGGATCTGGAAAAGATACAGTTGCCGACTATCTACAAAATATTCATCACTTTCGTAGAGAAAGTTTTGCCAGAACACTTAAAGACGCAGTGTCATCTGTTTTTGGGTGGGAAAGAGAATTATTAGAAGGGCGAACAGAATATAGTAGGCAATGGCGTGAAGAAGTTGATGAGTGGTGGGCAGAGCGTTTAAATATGCCACACTTGACACCTCGCTGGGTTTTACAACACTGGGGAACAGAAGTGGCACGCACCAATTTTCACAATGACATCTGGGTTGCAAGTTTAGAAAATAAATTAAGAAATATCAAAGACAATGTTGTTATTACTGATTGTCGGTTTATTAATGAAATAAAGGCAGTACAAAACCAAGGTGGACTTGTAGTAAGAGTACGCCGTGGTGAAGACCCCCATTGGCTACCATACGCCAAAATTTATAATTCAAAGTGAGTCTGGATGGGCAGGGTGTGAATTTAATTACACGTTATACAATGATTATTCACTAAGTGAATTATACGAGCAGGTTAATAGTCTGCTTGAAGATCACCAGATTTCCATATCAAATCATCTTTCTTAAGCGTGACAGTACAGTTTAAACAAACTGTTCTTAAGTTGCTAAAAGACACATTATTCAAATTTCCATCAACATGATAGACTAGTGTTTGTGCAGAATATTTTGCTCTAAACCCACACACATCACACTGTTTTTTCTTTTTGTATCCAGCAAGTTGCCATTTTGGCTGTGATGGCTTTATCCCACGCTTTCTTTTAATGCAGGTATAGCATTTTGAACGATAATGTACTGTATCGTTTTTAATATAGTTAATTGCTGCCATTTTTGTCTTGCATGATTGGCACAATGGACGGTTCATGCTGCTATTTATTGCCAAACCTTTGCAAAGGTGTGCCAAACACCCTATATTTTTGCTTTTTTAATAAATACTTGCAACCCAACTAGAGGAACAAGAACATGGCATTAATTAGTCCCGGAGTAGAAGTTTCGATTATAGACGAATCAAACTTTCTTCCAGCTGCAACTGCTTCTGTACCATACATTTTGATTGCGACAGCAGAGAACAAACTTGATTCAAGTGGTACAGCACTAGCAACTGGAACACTTGCTTCAAACGCAAACAACGTATTTCTTATCAGTAGCCAAAGAGAATTGGTTAACACATTTGGCACTCCAAATTTCTTCCAGACAGTATCTGGAACACCAGTAAACGGTTTTGAACTAAACGAGTATGGCCTATTAGCAGCACATTCGGTACTAGGAATCAGCAACCGTGCTTACGTACAAAGAGTTGACGTTGACCTCGATGAACTTCGTGCTACTTTAACTCGCCCAACAGGCGACGCTCCAGACAATAGCTGGTGGTTAGATACTGCTCTAACAACGGTTGGAATTTTCCAATGGAATGCATCAACCGGAGAGTTTACTTCCAAAACAGCATTGTATATTACAGATGCTTCAGATTTAGATCTTGGTGTTCCTTCAGATAGTTTTGGCAGTCCCGGCGATTATGCAGTAGTTGCAATAAACATTAATAATCCGGTCTACTATAAAAATTCAAGTAACAACTGGGTATTGGTTGGTTCTGATGCTTGGAAAAATTCATGGCCTACTGTAC